TCGATGGTTTCGGGCCACGGCTGCGGAGACGGTGACCATCCCCGCCGCGCATGCTGTGCTGCCTCGCTTCGATGTCGTGGTGGCCCGCCTGGACACTTCGGACAGCGTGCGCGCTATCACGCTTCAGGTGATCTCCGGCACGCCGTCGGAGAGCCCCATCGCGCCCGACCCTGTGCGCACGGCTACCGTGCACGACCTGGTGCTGGCGCTTGTATACGTCGATGCGGGCGCGTCCTATATCGACGAATACAACATCACCGACGTTCGGGACAACGAGTGGTATTGTGGATATGTGCAAAGCCTTGTGGATACTCCTATCCTTAAGACCTTTCACACCCGCTATGTCGCGCCCTTGAACGATACGACCGTCGCGCCGATTGGCGTCGTCGGCTTCAATGCCGGGGGCGACCTTCTGAACGTCTACGCGAACGGCTTCCGCCTGGCGCCCGGCGCGGAGTACACCATCAACACGACCACGGCAAGCATCACCCTGCTGGATCCTGTGGATGCGGGCACGATTATCGACTTCGAGGTATACCGGCCCGTCATGCCGGAGGAAATCCCGACCGCCACCGATACGCTGCTGGAAGTGGTGCAGACCGTCGCGGACATGCAGACCGCGCTCAACGAGGAGCGGGCGCTGCGCGAGCAGGCCTTCGCCCAGGTGGCGCCCATCGGCCCCGGCATCTTTGCCTTTGAGGGGTCGTTCATGCTGGCTGGCTTCATTTCTTCCACGTCGAAGAGGATGTATTTCTCCATCCCCTTCAACCGCCTCATTGACGCGACCGGCTTCACAGTGCTGAAAATGCCCATGCAAGTGCGCCAGGGCGGCAAGTACATCCTGGGTAGCGCAAATACCTGGTATGACATTTCCGCCGACATTTTCACGGCGACGCTATCCAAAAATGGTATGCTCACGATCTCTTGCGAGCCGACCTTCGAGGACACGCCCATTAACAACGAATCGTGTGCAATTCACATCGAGGCAAACGCGGAGATTGAATTCACATAACAAAAAGAGGAGCCGTGAGGGCTCCTCTTTTCTATTGCAAACCGCGCCGTTATTGACTTTTCTTCATGTGGTGCAGTTATTTCCATCATAGGCGCGCAGACGAATCTGCACACCATTGATGGAAATAAAAGACCAGGGAGAAAGCCGCGCCTTTGCTACGATTACAGGCGCAGCTTTACATCAAGCTCGATGGGCGTTTCCGTCCAGTTTGCACCGGTTTGCAGATCACTCACGACCTTGCGTTTTCCGTTTACTGTGATGCGCTTCTTTTTCCCTTCGCGTCTTTTCCGAACTGCCTTTTCCCGGTGATAATCTATCCGGTCGATGCACTCCTTCAAGAGTTTGTTTTTCTTCGCTGGCGACGCCTCCGGGTCGTCGAGGGCTTCGAGCGCTGCCTGGAAGCGGACGAGCTTGTCCTCATAGTTGACGGGCTCCGGCATGGATTCGTAAGCCTTGCAGAGGGCCTGGCGGACTTCTTCCTTCTCTTTCAACAATTTCTCATTCAAAAGCTGGAATATGTGGGAGGGCATCCGCTTTGCCGGGTCTGGGTCGGCCTGGGCTTCCCATTGTGCGAGCTCCTTCGCATCCAGCTCCGCGCGCTTCGCCTCCAGACGCTTGATCAGATTCAAGTGCAGAGACGCAGCGTCTTTGTTATCGTCCTTTATCCGCACTTCGAAATCCGCGATGCATTGCTGCAATATCTCCCGCACGCGGTCGAGCATAGCAGCATAGGTGCATGACGTCGTGCCGCAGTACTTTTGATTGTCGCATAGCAGGCGCGGCTCCGCATCGTGGTATTTGTACGTCCGCAGCGACATCGCGCGGCCACACTTGCAAAACAGCAGCCCGGCCAGCGGATTGCGAATCTTCGTCTTTGGCTTCGCCCTGTGGTTCCGGCCCTTCTTCTCCTGCGCGGCCTGGAATAGCTCATCGGAGATAATGGCATCATGCTTGCCATCGTATAAGAGATACTCGCCGACCTTCGATACCGGGCGCACCTCTTTGATCTCGCCCTCCTCGACGATGGTCACCGTCCGGCGCCAATTCCAGCGCACTTTGCCGATATAGTGATGATTTTCGAGCATTGTCTTTAGGGTGTCCTGCGTCCAGAGCGCCCCGGTGCGTGTAGGCACGCCCAACTCATTCAAATGGTGGGCGATATTCACGCGGCCCATGTCCTGGTTGACGTACATATCAAAGACCATGCGCACCACGTCTGCCTCCGCTGGAACAATCTCCAACGTCTCGCATTTTTCTTTGCCGTGTTTGACGGATATTTTCTTGTATCCATACGGAGCGCGCCAGCCGATGAAGTTTCCGCGCTGCACGGACAATTCGCGGCCCCTTCGCATGATTTTCTTCTGGTATTCCAAGGCCTGATTGCCTTCTTTGAGCTTGCGCTCCAGCTTGTCTCGGTCGTCCTCATCGCGGAGATTATAAACAAACTGCCCTCCCCATGAATCCGGGATAATAACGAGGGTATTTGTGTGGCGCAGCAGCTTGATGAGGCGGCCCGCGTCCTCCAGGTCACCACGGGAAAGGCGCGCCTCGTCTGCGACCTTTATCGCCTTGATGCTGGGCGATTCGATGCGCAGCAGCAGCTCCCGTATCTGCGGACGGTCGGCGATCGTCTCACCGCTGACGACTTCCCTGTACTTGTTTTCCTCCGGCACCGGGCGGCCCAGGTGCTTGACGTTCCAACCGTCCAGCAGCTCCTCATGCTTCGCCAGCACTTCCTCGATGGATAGGGCCGGGTCGTCCGTCCTCGACTTTCTCAAATAGTCCAGTATATTTTCGGGCGTGAGCCCTAATTCTGCAATATTGTGTACATACATTCTTTATTCCCCTTTTCTCTTTATGTGTTTATCCCCGTTTGATTGATGATGCTTTGCGGCAGGTGGAGGAGCCCTTCCAGCCAATAGAAACCCTGTGACGGGTCGGCCAGGTCGATGATCAGCGTCACGATGATGTACAGCAGCGTGACAACGGACAGGATGGCCAGCCCGGTGACAAACTTATTCTTTCGCTTGATCTCCCCGCGCAGGAATTTGAGCTGCTCCTCGTGGCGCTTGTTTGTGTTGGCGACCAGCGTCGTCAAGTCGTCATAATTTTTCTTATACTGCTGGAGACTTTCGTCGCGCTTTGTGATCTCCGCTTCGAGCTCCTGCACCTTCTTTTGCAGCGTTTCATCCTCCTGGGGCGCCCCGCAGGGATTCCCGCTCCAGGCGCCGCCGGTCAATGCCTTTAACAGCGGGCGGATGGTCTCATATCGAAAGTCTACATGCTCCCCGGCGAAAAGCCGGTCGATGGTGCCCTTTGGCATCCCGGACTTATCCGCAAGCATGGCATTTGATGCGCGCAGGTATGCCTTGCGTGCTTTGCACCAGGCAAGCAGCTCCGGCGTGCTCATGGCGAAAAAATTAGGGCCGTCGCAGGAAATGCCGATTTTCTGGCATTCGATGCACTCGCTGTACATGGTTTTTTCTCCTATCTCGCTAAACGAAGCGGACAATTTAGCGCAATGAAGCGGAAAATCGCCCATTTGTGTATTGTGAAATCGCGTCGCGGGTGATAGGCTGTATCCAGGTCGAAAGACCTATCATCCCCCGCTTGCAGGGGCGCATCGGTTGGCGCTGGGCGCTCCTGCATTTATCCTTTTTTGTCGAAGTTTTCCGAATATGGGAGCAAATATTGCAAATTCGGAATCTTTATTGTAGTATAGCTTTTAGAACGCATGTTTGCGTAAAAAGCAGAAAGGAAAGAGCAACCGTGTCAAAGGAAGAAATCGTCCAACAAATCATTGAACTGCTGCAAAATTGCAACGACGTCCCATTACTTGAATTTATCAGACGGCTGCTCATCAAAAGCGCTTAACATCTGATGAATGCCCGCGCACTTCGCGGCGTCGAATCTATATAGAAACTTTACCAGGTCGCCGTATGCGGCGTCCGTTCTCATTCGGACGAAGATATCCGCCAGGAAATCCGCGTCCTTTTCTTTTTCCGGCGTGAGCTTCTCCTCGATCAGGTCGGACTTCAAAATCTGAAAGTAATTCGCGAGTATTTCTATTTTGTCGATTCGTGGATACTTTTTCTCGTTTAACCAATCGCTCACCGTGGCAGACGACACCCCGACTATTTCTGCTAAGTCGCGCTGCGTTTTCCCGGAACGCTCCATGTACTTCCTCAAATTTCTGGCGAATACAGCATTCGACCACTTGCCCATATACACACCCCCTTTCTCGATGGTCAAAATATTACACCAAGTAAGCTGAAAAGTAAATAAGAAAAGCAAAAATTTAACTGAAAGCTATTGACAAAATTATTCTGGTATAGTATTATCGTCCTGTGGTTAACTTAAAGTTAACATCCAACAGGAAGGAGCGAGGGAAAGATGGACAAGATCACCTTGCGAGCGGCACGCGTAAACGCGGGATATACGCAGCAGAGGGCGGCGGAGCTCATCGGCGTGAGCCTCTCCACGATCAAGAATTGGGAGGCAGGGAAATCCTTTCCCAACCAGCCCATGATTGATAAAATCTGCGAAGTGTACCGCATCAGCTATGACCGCATCAATTTTTTTGCCCAGAAGTTAGCTTAAAGTTAACGGCATTGGGACAAGCGGCCAGCCCATAGGCTGGGGATAGGAGGTCGATTACATGGCAAAGAGCAAGGATACATACATGGAGCCCATCACGATAGAGGCGCCGGGCGCGATCATCCGCGTATATCGCCCTATCCTCACCGAGGAAGAACGGGCCAGGCGGATGAAGCGGCTGCACGATGCGGCTGCGGAGCTGCTGAAAAGCTGCAAGAAGTAAAAAGGAGGTGCTCCGCGTGGGTGCGGTGCGAGATAACAACTTTTTCGTGGTGCATGGCTGGATGATCAACCGGCTGGGGCTGAAAGGCAACGAGCTGCGCATCTATGCCATCATTTACGGATTCAGCCAGGCAGACGGTCAGAAATTCAAGGGGAGTCTGCAATACCTGGCCGACTGGACAAGCAGCACAAGGCCCAGCGTCCTGCGCTGCTTGCAATCGCTGGTCGAGAAGGGCCTGCTCATCAAAGAGGACGTGTACGTC